TGCCGCAAATGAAACTCTAAGTACAAGGGCATCATCAATATTAATATCTTCTTGTAAAACAATACCCATTGAAGTAATATCATACGTGCTATACGCATTCCCCCCAAACTTAATTATCGCAGGATCCTGCCCTTTAGCACCGGTCCAATTTGACGATGACCAGCCAGCAGACTTAGCAGCTGTACTAAAAGAATGCCCTATAATAAAGTTAGAGTTGGTCTGATCCAATGGATTAAATGTTGGTAACCCATCTCCTATAAACATTGAACTTTCTGCAATTTTTTCAGGTAATCCTGTGTCAAAAGTTCCTTCTAAACCTTGTACACCTTGTAAACCTTGTACACCTTGTAACCCTTGTAATCCTGTAGTTCCTTGTAAACCTTGTGTTCCTTGAGTTCCTTGTAAACCTTGTGTTCCTTGTAAACCATCGGTTCCTTGTGTTCCTTGTAATCCTGTAGTTCCTTGTAATCCTGTAGTTCCTTGTAAACCTTGTAAACCTTGAGTTCCTTGTAAACCTTGTAATCCTGTAGTTCCTTGTAAACCTTGTGTTCCTTGAGTTCCTTGTAAACCTTGTGTTCCTGTAGTTCCTTGTAAACCTGTAGTTCCTTGTAAACCTTGTAAACCTTGTAATCCTGTAGTTCCTTGTAAACCTTGTAAACCTTGAGTTCCTTGTAAACCTTGTAATCCTGTAGTTCCTTGTAAACCTTGTAAACCTTGGGTTCCTTGTAAACCTAATCCGTCATTTCCTTGTAAACCTTGTAAACCTTGAGTTCCTTGTAAACCATTACCGACAACTTTAGTTAATGAAAAAGATACATTATTCATTGTTATAGTAGATGTAGATACATTATCAGTTTTAAATCTAACATCTATCACATCACCAGCGGCAAATGTTTCTAAACCGTTTATTGAAAAAGATCCACTTGTATTATTAGCAAACGCTCTACTTGTTTCTGTTTGTGCAATAATAACACCATTCTTAAATACTCCTACTGTTATTTCACGATTAGCACCAGATGTAATAGTATAGATACCACTCATTTTATAAACTCCGCCTTCACCTGCATCAATAACTAAAGTATCACCCTGTGCACCTCCACCAGACGAGACATATGACATTTGGCTTATTTCACCTACTGCTGAAGTATCCCAGCCATTAAAAGCATTATTCCATCCTGCTATTGGGGTAGAACTTAATTCATACATTTCACCGTATGCAATAGATCCACTTATCACACCAGGTTGACCAGTAGTACCTTGTGTTCCTTGCGTCCCAGTACCAGTAGTACCTTGTAAACCTGTAGTTCCTTGTAAACCTAATCCTGTTGTTCCTTGTGTCCCAATACCGGTAGTACCTTGTAAACCAATAGTTCCTTGTAAGCCTTGTGTTCCTTGTAAACCTGTAGTTCCTTGTAAACCAATAGTTCCTTGTAAGCCTTGTGTTCCTTGTAAACCTGTAGTTCCTTGTAAACCTAATCCTGTTATACCTTGTGTTCCTTGTGAACCTAATCCTTGTATTCCTTGTGTTCCTTGAGTTCCAATACCGGTGGTACCTTGTGTTCCTTGAGTTCCTTGTAAACCTAATCCTGTTGCACCTTGAGTTCCTGCTTGACCGGTAACTACAAACGATACTAAAACATCCTCGTCCATAGTGAACGGTGAATTTTCGGTAGAAGCAACTGGCTGTACGTCTAATTCCCACCAATCAGTTTGATCTTGTAATCCGTCAATTTGCCAAAGAATAAATTCGCTAGGATCTGCTTTAGCTGATATTCTAACGTGTCCTTTTATAATAGCCGGGTTAGATGCAATAGTTAATAAAAAGTTTGATATATCGATACCAGTTACACCAAAGTCATGTATTGACATAATAGTAGCAGTATTCTGAGTTGCATTATTTACAGCAACATAACTAAATCCTGGATTCTGAACCGAGGTAGATGTATTAAATTCATAATCAAATGTTGCTCCACCAAACCCACCATCAGTACCAGAAGTACCTTGTGTACCACCTAAGCCTTGTGTACCTTGGGCTCCCTGTGCACCAGAACCTGTAGTACCTTGAACACCGAAACCTTGGGTTCCTTGAATTCCAAATTGCCCAGAAATTCCTTGTGTTCCTAATAAACCTTGAACACCTTGGACACCTTGTAAACCAAATCCGTCATTTCCTTGAACACCTTGTGTTCCTAATAAACCTTGAACACCTTGGACACCTTGTAAACCAAATCCGTCATTTCCTTGAGTTCCTTGTAAGCCTTGTGTTCCAGTTGTACCTTGTGCTCCAGATAGACCTGCAGATGAAGGTGCTATTGATTGCCAAATAGTACCATTATATTGTAATATGTCAGATGATGAAGCACTACCGGATGAAACGTCAGATAACATATCCAATGTTGGTGCCCCACTATTCAGTGTTGCTAAATCAACATTTCCTGAATCAAAGTTATAATTAATATTCTTATTAGCAGTGTCAGTAGCAACACTTAAGGCATTACCTAATGCTACATCTGAATTGGATGAACTAAAACCTCTAAACTCTAAAGTAGTTCCATTCATTCCACCAAAAACGTTTTGTCCACCTATACCTATATTAGTACCTTGGTTTATTTCTCCACCGGCAGATGTATTAATAAGTTTAACGGCATTAACTGTGGTATCATATTGTAATTGGACGCCATCTCCTGCAATTAATCTAAAGGTATCATTTGCTATTGTAGAATTTAATAATACATCATTAGCAGCTCCTAGGCTAGGTGTGACTCCAGTATAATTAACAATAATCTTACCATAACTATTTGATGCTCCTACTGTAACATCTCCGGTTCCAATACCACCAATGACATCCCATTCACTAGTTACAAATGTACCTTGTGTAGTTCTTTTATTTGCTCTCCACCAAACTAAAGTTTCTGTTACTATACTAGTACTTCCGGTAGGATCAGTTACTTCTACTGGGTGATATATGATATGCCCTGTGTTATATGTTCTATTGTCTACCCAAGGGTTAGCTACCGCTTTAAAGTTTTCATCTACCTCACCATTAAAAAGTTCTCTTTTAACTTCATTTCTATAGATGATGTATTCTGTCAGATTGAATGCCATTTATACTAGTCTTTTTTTATTTATTCAGGAGGTTCATTAATAATGTTAACATCATCATACGGAAATTCAGATGTGTCACGTTGTGCAATAAAAGCTTCTCTTAGTTGGTTTAGATACCATGTTCCTTCAGACCATCCAGGTATAGCATAACACGGTGAATAAATCCCTGAAGTATATATCCTATTAATCTCACTCCAATAACCTTTATAATCATTGACTGATTTATTTATGAATTCTATTTGTCTATTAACTAACACTGACCTTTGTGCATTTCTTTGTATATCAAAAGAAGACCCCGAAGTTAATTTAAAGTCACCAGTTAGATCTGATGCCCTGTACTCTGTAACAAATTCATATAAAGAACTACCTCCTAAAAACAATTGTATACTTGCTAAGTCGCCTACATAGCATGGATCAAATGGTACATAATTAGTTTGATAAAATAATTCCATTTCAGCAACACTATTAAAATCAGTGTACTCTGATTTACCTGCAGCCTGATCATAAAATCCTATTCGGATTTTAGTCACATCTATTTTATACTTTTTAAGATAAGTAAAAAAGTCAAGGGATAGTTTAAATGTTAGAGCTTCGACGACCAAGAGGTTATACTATTTTTTGTATATATTCAGCTCTTTATTGTGTGGTAGTCATTTAATAGGTTAGAAATTTTACCGTGTGTCACATTACATTCATTAAAAATCTGAAGATGTTCAGTATCTCTGTAGTCTTGTATCCAATAAACATGCTTAAAACCAGCATTAACTAAAATTTTAGTACACATTTTACAAGGTGATAGAGTTAGAAGTATTATGTAATTTTGTGGATCGTATTCTTGGAACTTGGCAATCATATTTACCTCAGCATGAATAAAGCCACTTTCTCCTGGTGTTAAAGAATCTTCTTCAGTTCCAGTATCATTATTAGTTTCAGCTCCGCTGTAAGAACCATTATAACCAAAACTTGCTATTTTACTAAAATCCTTTTTTAAAGCCATACACCCAACCTTAGTAGTAGAAGAATTTGAAAGATCTCTAATACTTAATAAAATATTAGTGAATGCTTTTAGTTTTATTTGAAGTCGCTGAAGTTTGGGATCCATTTTTGTTTAATTAAAGTAGCTTTCATTTTTACCTCAGACAAATCTTTGTTAAGACTGTTTGCAATTCTTATGTTTTCTTTATCGTCATCAAAGAATTTAAAATTTCTAAATCCCATTTGAACAAATTTCATAAAGGCATCCTTTTTCTTTTGTGCAGTAGAGCCAGTGAATCCTAAGTTAGGATCATTGATTGCGAATATAAAATCAGGATTAACATCTACACCGTTATGCATTAGAAAATCATAAATAAGTTTTGAGTCATCTCTCGCAGTAATAATTCCAACTGCAGTACCTTTTGCAATTGTTCTTTTAAGTATTTTGAAAACCCAGTCAATTATTTTACCAGCCTTAAGAATTTCTAAATCTCTAAAGTCATTAAAATCAAACTCATCATGCGGCTTGGTTTTAAATGTATTAAATTCCTGTGGAGTAAGATCAATTTCATATCCTGTTTTTGGATTAAAAACTTTAATTTTACTTTTGGTTACAATTAAAGTATCATCAACATCAAAGACAGTTATATCTTTCCCCCACTTTCTATACTTCTCAAATAAATCCATACAATATATATCAGTTAATTTCTTTTACTTTACTACAGGTGAGATATGGAACGGGTACATTAACAATTTCTCCCATTCTCATATATATGTTTTACTACCGGAAACCTTAATGAATATCCACCGTTTTGATTTTGGCTTTCTTCAAAATATTGAACAGTTACAGTTTTACCGATTAGTTCATTATGATTGTTGAGGTAGTGTTCTCTTTGTTCTTTAGAAAATCCAGATCCTACACTTACACGGTTACCTTTATGTTCAATAATAATATTACTTAAACCCTCCTTTTCAACTTGTTTTCCATTTTCTGTCCATCGCATTGTACCGTTCATACATTCTAGGATTGTATATTCAGCATCATGGAATTTTTTAACCTTTAGAAGATTATGGCTTCTTTTACCTTCATAGCCGATATTCTTTCTAACCATGATTCCTTCAAATCCAGCATCTTCGGCTTCTTTTGCCATCTCAGTAAATTGTTCCTCTGTGGTTAGTTGATCCTGTGGTAAGAATTCTAACATAGAAGAGTTAATTCCTTCTGGTAAAATATCATAACCATTCTTAAGTCTTTCAGTAAGCGGTGTAGTTCCAGTCTTATTATCAAATTCATCTAAAGTTAAATAATCAAATACAAAGAATTTAGGATTTTCAATTTGATGGTCCTTCTTTCTGATTTGTTTCATAATTCCTTGGAAGTCTTCATTACCATCTTTATCTACCATACAGATTTCTCCATCTAAAATAAAGTCTCCACCTATTTTAGAAATTTCATTTTCTAAATTACCTAAGGTTGTAAATTCTTTACCGTTCCTTGAAAAGAATGTTACAGTATTCATTTCTTTTCTACAGATACATCTTACACCATCCAATTTTCTGGATCCGTACCATTCTCCACTTTGAAAATCCACTCTCTTAGGATTATATGCATTTGCTAAAGCGACCTTAAAGGTTGGAATTAAATCTGGGTGGATTGCCTTATTAATAGAAGTAGTACCACATCCCATATTAAGGTCTCGGTTTAGCATATAGTAAATAATATCTTCCCATTGCTTATTCTCTAGGACGAATCTATTTACATTTGCAATTGCCGTATGACCGGTACATACCCTATTTCTTAAATCATCCAATAAGGTAAAGATACTACCGTATGTATTTGGGTGACCTAGTAAATCTGAATTCTTTTTGCAATTCCTAGGAGTTACATTATATTTGAAATAAGGATTGTAAGTATAGAAGAAAACTTTCTGTAAGAATTCTCTATCAGAATTTTCAACAGAGTTATCAGCATACTTTTTAAGAGTTGCAATTTTATGATTCCCTGATGAGGAAGAGCGCATTTCATCCAAGAAGGATTGTAGATAAGTAAGGTTTGTGTATTCAGTCATATTCCGTTTATTTAATTATATTATAAATATAATCAATTTAATTGGGAATTGAAAATTTTTCTAGGACTTTTTTCTAAAAGTTATTAACAATTTTTTATTCTGTCCTGTATAGATTTTAACTTTGCACATTTTTCAAAATCTTCTTTTTCTTCAAAGTGTAGCATTATCTTACTTAAGCTTTTAATTTTATGCTTTGCTGTTTTCTCATCATAGTGAAGTACTTGATCAGGAAACATTATTATTGTGTTATAACATAGGTTCATATATTGATCCCAACTAGTATTTTCTAATTGGTCTAGTAATGACCTCATAAATTCATCATTATCAAATTCCATTTTCTAAGTCTTTCATTTTCTTAATTAGTAATTCTTGTTCATCACTTAATTCACTTGGCAAGTTAACTAATATATTTATAAAAAAATCTCCATACATACTTGGATTGTTATAAGCAGGAAACCCTTTACCTTTTATTCTTAGCATAGTACCATTCTTAACACATTTCGGTATAGTGTAAGTTATAGTTTTATCAAATACCGTCGCCTCACCCTTACCGCCTAATAATGCATCATATAAATCTATATGCTTTATCGTATGCAACCCTTTTTGGTCTAAATAAAAATTAGGATCATCTTGTATAAGTACTGTTAATACAAGATCTCCGTTTTGATCTTCTGTCATTCCTCTCTGCCCTAGTCCTTTAAGTCTCATTCTCTGACCAGGCTTTACTCCAGCTTTAATGTCTACACTAACAACTTTTGTCCCAACTCTAATTTCTTTACTGCATCCATAATAAGCTTGCTCTAATGTTATGTAAACTTGTGCAGTTATATTTCCACCCTTTGTACTAAAGCCATGTCTTCCACTAAATCCACCAAAGCTAGGATTACCAAAGCCACCTCCACCATTCCTTATAAAATCTTCAAAGATATCATCCATAGATCCACCAAATGGATTGCTACCTCTTTGATCGTATTGTGCCTTCTTATTAGGATCACCTAGAGTTTCATATGCATCAGCTATTTCTTTAAATCTTTCCTCGTTACCTGAAGATTTATCTGGATGGTATTCTTTTGCTAATTTTCTATAAGCCTTTTTAATCTCAACGTCAGTAGAGTTTTTATCTACACCTAGTATGTTGTAGGGATCTTTCATTTCCAAAATAACTGTATACCTATAAGACTACAAGCTAGGCATAATGATACTATTGTTTTTGTAGTAATTCCTTCATCTAGAAAATACCAAGTTAAAAAAGTAAATGAAATAATACCTGATCCGAATGCAATAAATCTACCTGGCCACAAAAGACCATCATAATACTCCACTATAAAGCGCGTACCATAAATTAAAATATAACTTATTACAGTTCCGAATGTTAGGGATACTATAAAAGGATTCTTTTTAAACCAAGGCCATACAAATTGACCGTTTGTTTGAAACCATATTGCCGATTGTCCTAAGAAGAACAATAAAAATGCTAAAATTAACTTATTCATTTATATAATATTTATAACCCATTCTAACCATGTGATCCATGTGATGTTCCATTTGCTTTGCTGTTATCCATACTGAAGGTTCAATAATTACCTTACCGTCTTCTCTCTTATCGTATGCTTTATTAAGAAACCATTTTTCTCGTTTTGATTCCCACCAAAACCAGACCTTTTGCCATGATCTAGGTTTTTTCATATAAACTTTATTGCCTTTATCCATGTGAGCAATAAATTGTTTATATGTAATGTCTTTATCTGCCATTCTGGTTTGCTTCTTTTATTGCAATTCTATGTAGCTTTTCTTCTAGTGCAAATTTCTTTTCATCTAATTTGTTTGCTATTTCTAGTTGATTAGCAATTCTCTCTAGTACCGATGTTAGTTTTGGAATGTCTTTTTCCAATAATTTACGACCCATACCTGTTCTTAAAAATTCTGACATAATAAGTTGTTTATTTTTATATGCAAAAATGCGACTTAGTTTTATGAATATATAATCAAAATAACAATATTATGAAAAAGGTACCTTTATTTGAAGATTTTGTCCCTGCTGGCTTTGCCGCAAATAATGCAGCTCAATTTTCTCTTGGTGGAGTTAACAACACCGAAACAGGATATAACATGGATGCAATAGTTGGGCCAGTTGAACAATGCTCAAACCATGTAGCTGAACAAGCTAACAGTTACGAATCAAATGATAATGCTGAGCATACCGCAGAAGCATACATTAAAGAGGCTAAGAAACATATTAATGATAAGATAGACGAAGCATGCGAAAGCTATTCTGCTATGTCTGAATCTACTCTTAATGAAGGAACTGATATTAGTTCTTGGAATCAAGCCGGTATTAAAGGCGATGCTAATGCACAGATAACTACCTTTGTCGGACCTAAGGATATTGAAGATTTTGGCCTAGGTAGAAAATGTATGCAAATAAACATAGGAAGAAATTACGTTCAATTAAATCCTGCTGATATTGTAGAATTAAAGGACCTCCTTAAAAACTATAAAGTATAATATGATACCTAAATTTGAAAACTATTTAAATGAAGCTTCTGATTATGAATTTAATCCTAATGAAGCAGCGAGAAGATTAAAGGATAGAGAAAAAGAAAACATCCAAAGGTATAGGGCTGCACAAGAGCGTGGTGATAATTATGCCGTTGAGTTATATGAACTAAAAATCAAAATGGATAAAATTGACCTTGAAGGGTTAAAGGTACAAACCGCAATTCACCAACTTAAACAAAAGAATGGAAAGTAATGATAGGTAAGTTTGATGAATTCTTAAATGAAAAAAACTTTATGGTAGCAACAGCTGATACTGCTGTTAAATATAGACTATCACACATGCCTATGTCAGGTTATATTGTAGCAATGGCAGCAAGCGGTAAAGAATTAGATAAAGAAATAAAATCAGGATTTTCTAAAACTGCAATTGCTAAAGATATAGAAGATATGTTAAATGATCAATTAAAAAAGTATAGACAGTTTATTACTGTAAGTGTTGATAATACTTATAAAGGGGCAGGTTATGCATTTACGATTGACATGGATGAATTACTAAAAACATTAAACAGATAATGGAAAATAACCAAGAAAGGGCAGACTTAAGTAAAATCCGCCACTATAAAGGAACAGTAAAAGATTTTAAAAATTACTGGGATGAAATGGCTGGAACTGAAACTAATGCATTTGGTACTCCAGAATATCAAGGTTTTAATAATGTACACCCTACTCGCGGTGAAGGTGATAGTGAACATTGGAAAACATCAAATGTAACTAAAAGTAAACAAAAATAAATAATTTAAAATGAAAAAACATATACCACTATTCGAAGACTTCAATTTAAATGAAGGAAGAACCACAGATGGTTTAAGTAAAGATGGAATGAAAATCTTTTTGGATTTACAAGATCTTGTAGGATTTGAAAAAGGTGATACTATTACAAATTACAATAAGATTGATCCAGCTATAAAAGATCATAAGCTATATAAAAAGATATCCCCTAGAGATATGAGAATCTTAGGTAATGCATTAGGTAACTTAATGAGGATAGCAATTAGAATGGAGAGATAATTTCTATTTACATACAAACTAAAAAAGACCACTCTATGAGTGGCTTTTTAGTCTTATAGCTTTTATTGTAATTCAATGAACCCATTAGCAACTGACCAGGGTTCTTCAGCCCAAAGGTTAATTGCAATAGCGCCTCTTCTCCCTTCAGTTACAGGTGACACACAGTGTGCGACATCACCAGGATTAAATATTACTAATCGGTTAGGTTTAGTTTTTATTACCTCTGGTGATTTATCTTCGCCATCAGTATAAATCAAAAGATCACCACCAGTAAATTCAAATCCCTCTGGGTAATATACACAACCTAAAACCGGCTTAAGAGGTATACCATCATAATCTTTGTTTTCTTTTCGATAAGCAACATCATCGTCAAAATGCATTTCTAAATTATCTTTAAAAACTACATCATCTTCATGGTTGCCTGTAGCTTCTTGTATACCAGTCCAATATTCAAAACCATCTAATTCTAGATTTATTCTTAAAGGAAGTTTTTCATTGAAGATGTAATTTGCTAATTCTTGTTTAATATTACATGGCTCTTTATCCCACCAACCCTTCCAATACTTATATACCCCTGGGTCATCAAAAAATGTTTTGTCATTTTTTATTTTATCTAATAAAGTTTGGTCTTTTATAAAATCGTCAAATACAGCTATCATAATTTATTTAAATAATTTTTCAAGGTCATTTTTCTTAATTACTTGTTTAAGCATCTTAACATAGTTTTTTGCTTCTGCGTAACTCGCTCCTAAATATTCAAAGTATTCATCTTCTGAATCTAACTTACTTAAGTACCTACATTGGTAAAATGCATAGTCATATACTGATTCTCTCCAATGATTATAATATGCATGGTTTCTATTTGTGCCTTCTGCTGTTGTAATTCTACGCCTGGCCTGTTTCATACCGAAGAGGTTATGATTCTCTAGAAAGATATCACTTTTCCAATGCCCAGTTTCTAATATAGATTGTGCCATGACTATATGTGGGTAATCTACATTAAGATCTGTTAACATTGACACTAACTTAGTTTGTGAAAAGGTATCTACTTCAGCAATAAAAATCTGTGTTTCACCTTCTTGTAAATTTTCAATGATTACTTCCTTTGCAGTGTTTCTACCAAATAAAAAACCAACTAAGGAAACCGCCATTAAAATTCCTAAGCAATATAGAACCCATGTTCTAATGCATATTTTGTTGTAGAGTAATAAATTCTTATCGTATTTAAAAAACATATATTAAATTTAAGTTAAACAAAATAACATTAAAGAAAAATACCCTAATGCTATAATTAGAAAAATATCTATTGATTCTAATTCGGTTAAAAATCTTTTCATAATTCTTTAGATAAAAACATCCATAGTACTATGTATACCCAGAATGCTGCAGGTATAAAAAATAGAAATCCAACCCTCCATAAAATAGAAGGCAATCCTGACCAATTTCCTAACCCTTGGCATACGCCGCCGATATATCCATTTCCTCTGTGTAGTTTATTTGTCATAGGTTTATTTTTAAAAGTTACCGTCAGCTACTTGGAAACAGCTGATTCCATTATTTCTCCACATCTGAACTACCTTATCTCTATCGTCAAATACACATAGTATATCATCAGTGTTTGGAAATAAATCGTCAAGCCATTTCTTTTTTAACACATCATCTTTCATCCATTTAAAACCACCACCAGTTGGTCGCATCTTTAAAATGTCAAATGGAATATCAAGATCGTTTAACCAATCTTTCGTTGCGTCTTTAGTAGCTTTAGATCTTCCACTAAAAATTACAATTCTATGACCAGCATTTTTGAGAGTTTGGGCCATGAGTATTACTGGCCAATTAGGCTTGTCTAATTTAATGTTTGCAGGATCAAAGAATTTATCCCAATCCATATTACCGTTATCTTTTGTGGAGATTGCTCGCCTATCATCGATTAGTGCAAGTGTTCCATCCAAATCAAAGATTACTGTTTTCTTTCTATTGCTCATATTTATTTATTTTTATAATTTAAATATAACAAGAAAACAATAAATCTGAAAGAATACTACAGATCTTTTTGTTCTTTATCTCTAAGACTTTGTATATAGGTGGCTTTAATCTTTTGGGCCCTTTTCTTTACTGAAGGTTTTACAAATTCTTTACCTTCCTTAATCTTTCTAACTTGTTTAGTTTTCTTTAGCTTTTGCTTATATCTTTTAAGCATCTTATCTATAGAATCCCTTTCGTTCTTTTTAATTATTATCATGCCTTATATATTTTGTTGTGCCGCAGGGGATCGAACCCCGACTCTTCGGTACCAAAAACCGACGTGTTGCCAATTACACCACAGCACAGGGTAATTGCTTACCTATTTTCATTTACTATTAACCTAGCAATAGTACCTTCCAATTGTTCTAATCTTTTATTAATATGATTATCATATTTGTCAAATCTTGAATCAATCATTTTACCGAGCTCATTAGATTCTTGCCTGAATTCATTATCAAGTCTCTCAATTTCATCCTCACAGTGGGAATGCAATTTTTCTAACTCATCAGAAAAATCATCAGCAGTATCGCCAATGTAATCTTCGATGTCATCTTTAAAAATTTCAATTTCTGAAATTCTACGCCAAACCTTAACCATACCAAAAATCCCTAAAGTAATAAGAACCGATAATACACCTAAAGTATAATAAAATATTTCCATTTGTTGTTTGTTTTTACAAAATAAAGTTAAATCCTTATTTATTATTATATACCTAAATGATAAATTGTTTAAGCACAAAAAAACCCTAGGGTTTAAATCCTAAGGTTTGAAGTCATGTAAATTTGTTTCAGATATTACACCGTTGCCCCAAGAGTAGGTAAATATACCCTTCCTTTATATACTAATGTACCTGATTGTAAATAATAATTGTCCGGTAAAATAGAACCTTCCATGATAGTACAGTTATCTTCTATAGTTACACCATTACCAATTTCTGCATCTAAATCAATAACGCAGTTTGAACCAATATAAACCTGATTGCCTAAAGTGACACCTGGTCTAATTAATGTACTAGGACCTACAGTTAAGCCTGAACCAACCGTCACATCATTTAAATTGTTATCACCTTCAAAAAGAGTGGCAAAAGTTAATCCACTTAATTCATTGTTTGCAATAGAAATTCTACTATCTCCGTTTTCTACTGCAATAATCCAATCGTTAGTAGGTGCAGTTTGATAATTAGTTTCATTATATTCAGTATACTCGCTAGGATCTAATAAGGAAGTTATTTTTCTCTCCCATGCATTATTACCAGTAGCAATACTTACAAATACGTTTAGCATAATATAATTATTTTATTTTAATCATTATCAATTTGAACAACCGAGCCTGATGGTATAATAGTATTGGTAGGAATTGTTACACCTTCATTAATAGTTACGTTATCTCCAATGGTTACTCCATCACCTATATTACAATTGTTATCAATAATAGTCCCGGCCCCAATATAAACTTGGTCACCTATAACACTCCCGGGTCTAATTAATGAACAGCAGCCAACGATTAAACCTTCACCCACACTCACACCATTTAGGTTATTACATCCTTTAAAAAATGTATGTATAATAGACTCCTTTAATTCTGTGTCCATTATAGATAATCGGTCATCGCCAGATTCTAAGGCAATAACCCATTCGTTTTTAGCCGGTGCCTGGTCATAATTAGATTCATTAAATAAGGCATATGTACCTGGTTCTAATAATGAGGTAATTTTAGTATACCAATCTCCTTCTTTGTAATATATGTTTAGCATAACTAAGTTATTTGTTTATATATTTAATTAGTGTAAGTTACATCTATATCGCCTGCCGTAGTATCAGTTACCCAATAAGGTGGCGATGCAGTAACGCTCTGTAAGTATATACCTAGCTTTTCACGGTTTGTATTTACGACTATGTTATTCAGCTCTTCTATTTCTTCCTCAGTAAAATCTTCTAACATATTATTCATTACCATATCTAATGCATGATCCTCATCAAACTCTTCTGGAACTGTATGACCTTTATATCTACCCATACCTGCATTTGGTGGTTCATGGCGATCTACATAAGGATCATGTTTAGGTTTTTCCTTAACATATAATAAACTAGTGCCTACCAACTCAGCAGTTAAATGCCCATCTACATAGATTTCTTTTACTGCATTGTATGGTAGTGATTCCGGAATTAATTCTTGGTATAAGTCTGATTGTGCTGAGATGATTTTTGCCACATACGCTTTAGTGTATTTAACATCATACTCTGAAACTTTACCGTTTAGTGTAATTGTTTTTACTTTTGACATTAGGTTTAGATTGTAATAAAAAAAGGGAAGACGATGCGAAAGGATTTGAGAATACCTTTATTAACGAAAGCTGCTTTATAATAGACTACCACTCTTTGGACTGCCGTCCTATTACTTAATTAAACCGGCCGAGGCTTAATCATCGTAATTGATTATCATAATCTTCAAGTGTACCTTACGCCACATACTCTTTGCGTTGTTCAGTCATCAACCAGGGTTCAGCGGTATGCTTACCTGGAAGTCTTTGCAAAATCTCTGTTAGATTTTAATGCGTTAAACCTAATGCTTTGGTGATTAACCAATTCTGAATTTCTCATTTGAGATATCAGTGAACCATCGTTCTAGCTTAGTGCCTTATTCCCTTTTGCTCAGGAATTTTTCAGCAACGCATCTACACATAATTGGAATAATCATTTAGGAGCTACCTAAAGTTTTCCGTTCTGTGCCTTCCCATAATTTTAAAGAACTTATTAATTCGTTTGAATTTATTATTATATACTTAGTTTAAAAATAGTTTCATCTTGATCCTAAAAACATTAAAGTAAAAAATCCAACTACTATAATGATATTAATTATTGTATAAATTCTTTCTTCTTTCATTTCTCGGTTGTATTGATTATCCCTCCTATGATCTTGGTATCTGCTAGGTGATCAAATTTACCGTAAGTATTAATTACATAACCAGTTTCAACAGGTGAAAAGGATTGAATACATAGCCCGTCAAACTCATCGCTAAAAAAGTTACCTAAGTCCATGTGTTCATTTAAGCAAGGTCCACCGCTTGGATCTACCATACTAATCCATGGATTTGATTTTACCAGGTTTTGGTATTGTTTTCCAATAACACTAGGTCCTACATATCGATCGTTTTCATCATACACAGATTCATGAATTGCTTCTTTGAAATCTTCAATATGCATTGGTGTAATTCCTATACTTGAACTATCTTTGCAATAATTCTGATATGCTAATTTATAGTCATTAGAACTTCCAATTCTACAGTGTTTGAAATTACCTTCCCATAGAACCGAACCATCTTCTTGTTTTGTGAATGTAAATACATCACCATATCTATTTTTATATTCTATCATATCTTTATTTTTATAAGGGTGAACCAGACAGGATTCGAACCTGTGACCGTCTGCTTAGAAGGCAGATGCTCTATCCAACTGAGCTACTGGTTCGGGTAAGAGAGGTTTCGGGTCTTTCGGGGTTACTACGATATAGAGGTTAACCCTTACCTTTTTCTATATCATTGTAGCTTCACTACCTCTCTTAATCTAATTCTCCGTTACTCCATGTTTCATAAACTATTGCCATAATACCTTCATCAGTATCAGCCTCTTCCCAACCAGTAACTTCATTCCAAACAAAGAACTCTGTGCTCTTTGGAGTTTCGGCAATTCTTACTGATAAGTTTTCACCATTTACATCAAGATCATATTCATTAGTAGTTGCCCACCATACTTCGTCTTTGCCTTTTACATTAACAGTATTTTCCATGATTAAATCTTTTTAAGAGTTTCATTAGTTAAACTAACAGTCTTGTCATAATACCTTTCACCACAGATTGCATTCTTATATTGCTCGGCCCAGTCTGGTCGAATTGAATAACCGTTTGCATTAGTTCCAATAACTCTACCTTTTTCTAATTTGTCTCTGAACACCGGAAGTACTTCCCCATTTCGGTCAGTTTTTCCTTCAGGGTGTGGTACACATGCCATTGGTCTGATCCACGAAACTTTGTCTCCTACTTTTAATTCTACTTTTGTCATTTTTGTTTATTTAAAGATTAGTACCGCTGGGCGGATTCGAACCGCCACGAACATTACTGTTCAAAGGATTTTAAGTCCTTCGTGTCTACCAGTTTCACCACAGCGGCATTCGGTTTACTTTTTCTTTTTGCTGTTAGGTGTTGTTGGTTTTGCATTAAACATAAGTGAAAATAAAATGTTTAATCCAAATGCTTGCCAGAATCCAATTGGATTAACCGAGCTTACAGCAGGTACTAAACATTCATTCCAAAGCCATTGTGTAGGCCATGCAGTTAGTAATGCCAATACGATAGCCCCTAGTATAAGTAAAAAGGCGAATGCGAATGGTGCAGTAATATTTTTCATATTTGTTATATTGTTTATAGTATAATTATAACAGGTTGTAATAGGTTCTGAAAGTGTTTACTAAAACTTTTTATTCATCATCATCATACATACCCCAAATAAACATAACCAAAAAGAAAGGCCATATAAAAAACCACAATAACCGCTCAGAGTTTTTAGGAGGTTCCATATCTAATCTATCAAAGAGTATATCAAAACATAACCCACACACTACACCTATTCCAATATAAATAAGTAGCCAATTAGTTAGCATTGATTAATTCTTTAATTTGTTTATCTTCTACCATTCCAATCTTTTTACCTTTAATCTCCCCATCTTCAAAATAGATAAGAGTAGGAATACTTCTAATACCGTATTCTTTAGCAAGATCTGATTCTTCATCTACATTACAAAAGATAACTTCTATATCTGGATTGTCAGTAGCAAATTTCTCTAATTTAGGTTTCATTACTTTACACGGTCCACACCATGATGCCCAAAAGTCTACTAATACTTTAGGTCCTTTTAAATCTTCTTTTGTCATAATAAGTTTTTGTTTATTTTTTATACTGGTGGATCAAGACGTACATTAGTATACATATCATTACCTAGTATGTGATTAAGTGTAGGAGCCGGGATTCCTATTCCTACATAAGGCTCAAGTTTTCCCATAGCTTCAGTAATGTCCCTAGCTATAATATTGATTTGCTTTTGAGTTCCATTGTCTAAATAGTCACATTCATAGATGAGGTGATCTTTAATCTTAGAAGTTTCAATTACTTCAATACTTAGAACTATAGTTTGCCTTTCGATATTGTTTAACGAATTTATCAAATCGTTTTTCTTTCGTAGGTATTTTTTCTTGAGCATATATTATTTACTTTTTTGTTTTTTAGCTGGTGGAAACCTACCTTGGTTACCTATACCGTCTCCGTCCATATTATCTACTTGACCATGCCTAGCATAGTATCCTGGATAATTCTCTTCTTTATTTTTCCTTGAATTATAAAATATATTCCAAATTAAAAAATACACATAAGCTGAGAATATACAAAACCCAACTATAAACATTGCTAAACTCATGTTGTGCGTCTTTGTCTAATTGCTATCGCAAAGAGGAGGATAGTCCCTGGCCAGTGTGCTGAGTACTGAGCTTCTTCGGTATGTCCTAATAAACCTAAACCTACAGAATAGATTAAGCATATGAATGCAAAGATTACTGGATACCAGCTTTGAAAGAATTTTTTAAATGTGTTCATAAGAATTGTTATTTATTATTATATTGCAAATATGTATTTTGTTTACGGTCGGCCGAGAGAGACTTGAACTCTCATGTAACCAATTACTCTTTCTACAAGGTATAAGCTTGAGGAGATACCGGCCGATGCTTTAGTTAACCTATAGCGGTTACTATAACAGAAGAGTCTATCGCGGTAAACTCTCCACCGTCAAATATCTGACAATAAGTTAAACTACCTTTTTGTTTGTTCACCAGGAGGGTATTCTTTCCACTTGGTGTAGAGATAGTAAACACGGAGCCAGGGAGGAGGCGCCACAATTTGTAATGGTTACCTTTTACAGGTTCAGCAATCGTCCAGTCTTTAAAGTATCTTGACATGGTTTTTTGTATTTAAAATGTTTATATAAAAAATGTAGGTTGTTTTCTAAGTTCTTAGATGGTCGGCACATTATTCTAATGGCGGTCGCACATTCTGCATAGGTCGCACATAGTTCCCTTAGAGTCTTAAGGTATCGCATTAGCCCATGAAGTATCTAATCCAAAGATCTGGCAAAACGCTACCGTTAAAGCAAAGCCAAGGGTTAGTAGTAAAAATCCAATTGCGCCATGTCCAATACACCATAGACAGAATGCAGTAGTTTTTCTAAGTCTTTTCATTTCTCTTAATTTATTATTATATCCACTAATCATCAGATTGTTTAAATGCATTGCCTAATTTTTTGCCTGCCTTAATCTTAGCCACGTCTTCCTCTAAACTATCCCACTCTTCAAAATAGTCTGGATCGCTAGTAACAGGAGAATACTCTAGATAATCTGTA